TCAACCACTACTTTGCTCTTTTTCTTCCAAATATTTATCGAGAAGCGCTGTGTACTTCAAATCCTCTTCCTCACGAAGCTGCTGATAGATTCTTCTCGTGGTCGTAATGTCGGCGTGTCCCATCAGTTTCTGCGCTACCTTATCCGGTACACCTGCATAGAAAAGATTTGACGCATAAAGGTGCCGGAACTGGTGCGCCGTGACCAGCGCTTTCCACTTGTAATAGACTCTGTACTCGTCCGGATGTCCCTTTTTCTTCGTTCGTTTTTCCTGCTTGACGCTCAACCCCAGCGGACGGCAGTACATCGCCCACCGCCATTCGTACTGCGACGAGGTCAAGGGCTTCTTTGTTCCGGACATCACATAATCGTCTGGATTATGCCGAGCCGCCTCTTTTTCCAGCAGCGGACGCAGCCTCGCAAGGATCGGAATCGCTCTATAAGCTTTTTCCGTTTTCAGCTCTTCTTCGTATGGCTGGTTGCGTTCCCACGGCATAGCCTGTGAAGGGTATATCCTTCCCTTTTCAAAATCCACATCGCGCCACCGCAGGCCGTTGGCCTCACCGATCCGCATTCCCGTGTATTCAAATAGTGCCGCCCAGAAGCCGCAGCCTTCTGGGTGTGCCTCTATCAGCTCCTGTTGTTCTCTGGTCGGCTCCTTTCGCTCTGTTACTGGCATTTTCTTCGGAAGCGCTGCCGTCCTCACCGGGTTTCCTGTACCGTGCATATAGTTGCACCAGTAGGAAAACACGCAGCTTATCACCGACCTTGCATTCAGGGCGGTTTTTTTGGCTTTTCCTTCTGCGCTCAGATGATCCAAATAGTCACGGACTCGCTGCGCATCGATGTCCTCCATCAGCTCATCGCCAAAGAATATTTTCGTCGGGTTCAGATGCTTACGGTAAGACGCCACGGTGCCGCTCTTGACCGGTTTGCTGGGCGATGTGATATAAGCCTCATACGCCTCCGCAGCCTCCTTGTAGGTCACTGCGCTAGCGCGAGGCTTCTTTTTATGCGTTTCTTCCCAGCTCTGCAAAGTATCACGGTATTTGTTCTCTGCTTCCGTGAAGGTCGAGCCATAAAAGACCTTATACTTGCCATCCGGCATTTTTCGCTTACACTGACAGCATCCGTCCGAACGATTTCCCTTCCTTTTAACTGCCCTCATACCCTTTACGCCTCCAGAAGCCTACCCGGCGGGGCAAAAGTGTCCACTGTGGACACTTACCCTGCCAGAATCTCCGTAATGCACAGACCTGAAAACGAGATTTTGTCGTTTTTCACAATCTTGAGAAATTTCTTTCTCTGGTATTGATTTTAGCACATCGCGGTTGTAAAATCAAGCTAAAATTTACAACAAAAGGAAGTGTTATTGTGACGGACGACGAATTTCTTGCCTGCCTGAAAGAGCACCCTGAGCTGTGGAACACCATAATGCGCATCCTTTTGGAGCCATCTAAAAATCAGGATGACCGCCCACCATCCTCCTGACCAGATTATAGCAAGACCCCCGATGCACCAGTTTACATCGGGGGTCTTGCTCTTTATTTCTGTGTTTCTTTTTTTTCAGCTTCTGCAAATTGCTCCTTCAGAAGCTCAAACATATTCAACATCGGAAGCGAGATTTTTCCGTTATTAAGGATCATCGCAGAAATGACTTCCATTTTCGCGCGTGCAATGCCATAAAGAGTTGATGATCCGTTAAACCAGAGCCTCTTCATAAAAATATCGTCCGGCACCGTTTTTTTTGCTGCAAACGCCCCCTGTACTTCCATGTGGTATTTGCAGCGAGCGTTCGAATCATCCTGCGCTTCATAGGTGCCATCCAAAATCAACTTAACATACGCTTCCTTTTCGTCTGGGATATCGCTAGGAATAGGCTCACTGACCGATACTTCTAACTCGTGTTTCAATACGGCCCCTGTACCCATGTTTATCACATTGTTAGTAATAGAACACTCCGTAATAAAACTTTCTTTATATTGAATATCTGCATTATGCTGCGATGCATTCATGAAGCTAAGCCCCCTTCATAAGTTGACCCATCTGCCACTCTCAAATCGACTTTAACCGAACCAGAAAAAGTCGCTTTCGGAAAAGCAACTTTACGCCCTGCAGGTTTGAGTTCGATTGGCTCTGTAGAAACCTTCACTTCTTCAGAAGTTAAAGGACATCGTACCGACAGCCCAAGAGCATCTGCAATCTCGACCAACGTATCAATGGTATAGTTACACTCGCTGCTCTCCCAGCGAGAGACGAGGCTCTGCTTCACACCCATTTTTTCAGCAAGGTCTTTTTGAGAAAGACCTTTTTGTTTGCGTGCATTGCGGATCGTTCGGCTGATTTCAATGTGAAGAGCTGTCTGAGCCATATCTACCACAGACATATCTTTTGTCAAAGCTTCCACCAAATCCATCAATGTAGCTTTCATAATTATTTCTCCCCTAATATTTCTGCTAAGCGCTTTTGAGCCACCGGGATATGTGCATCATATTCTGTATTTTTATGTCCTCGACGCTCATAAAATGCACGAAGCAAGTATACTTTATTATTTTTATAAAAAAACAAAATTCTAACATTCGATACGCCGAGAGGGAAACGCATCGAACATAAAGAACTTGGCCCTTTTAAGTGCTCCATCGGGTCTCCTTTTTTCCCGATAGCCTTTTCTCCCTCTTCTCTTAACTGTTGCAAATATTTTTCTAGCCTTTTCAGAAAGCGCTTTTCAGTTCCACTTGATGAGAGCAGTTCCAGTAATTCCTCAATCAGACCAGAATCCACTTCCAACATATCGGCATACTCCATCAAGAGTTTCCAAATCTCAATTTTGGCCTGCTGGTCATTCAGAAAAATCACTTCCTTGTATTTTTTACGATTATATCACTTATATGTGATGTTTGCAAGATGTTTCTCAAATTTCACATATCGAAATCTCTGTCTTTTATTACACCTCATCCTCTTCATCGTTCTCCTCTGCGCTCGCATCCGGATTCTCTGCCACATGGGAGATAGACAGGCTCTGCTGATTCTGTTCGCCCAGAATAGCACTGCCAGCACCGCAGTCTTTGCCACAGCTCTAGCTTCCGGAGTCTTGAATGCTTCTTCTGCTTCCGGCCACTCATACCCAAGCCTGCCCTGCCCGGCGGGTTCTTTTTGTGTACCCATCAGTTCATCAATGCCGCATGGTCATCTATATTTCACGGTCACTTCAATGAATGGTCCAACTGTATCTTTTACCATATTATTTTCTGAAGTAACAATTTTATAATCGCCGCCCCTTATGGATGCCGTTGCACTTTCAATCTTTCCTGCCTTCAAAAGTTCTTTTACCCGAGGGGCTTCTTGTGCACTGATATAGCCCACTTTCATACCATCGACCTGCACCATCACAGCATTCCGATCATGCGGATTCGTAGGTTCTTCAACCAATTCAGCCGGTTTTACCGTCCGTTTGAATCGGTACACCTTCTTTTCTCTCATTCCTGCATTAAGCAATGCCTTACAAGTCTTACGCCACGCTGGGTTCGGTTCTGCGACTTTGGCCACATTCGCGCTACAATAATAAACACCCGCTAATTCAAAATTTTCTTCCTTCGATTCATTTATTACCGCAGGTTCAGACTCTTGATTCCCACATGAATTGTTCTCCGATAAATTTTCAGTCTTTCCGATTCCTAACGTCATAAGAACTGCACCAGCAACTGCATACAGACCAACATAGCATATCGCTCCCAAGATAAGTCCCGAGAATATCGCCGTCCCAGTTTCATACCCATGCGAAAAATAATAGTACTCGCCCAAGCCAATACCAGCTACTCCGATAATAACATTGGGAACAAGCGGCATTGTATATCTTGTAGTCTTTTTTAGCTGTTTTCTCTGAGACTTTATCGGCTCGCTTATTTTACTCTTTCTTTTTGAACTACTCTCCGTAGTCGATGAGAGTCCTGTTCCTGGGATGGATGCTGTTACTCTATCTTTTCCTTTTGCCGTTTTGGTATACCGCAACCCTTTTACGCCGTAGCTGTATCCAATTCCAGACTTGCTAAAATTGATACGCAAACCACCAAGTTTAACGCTTTTTCTATAACGAAACCCCATAATAATTTCCTTCCTACACCCTTTTGTCAGGGCAATCTTTTATAGCAAGTCCCTACTTCTTCCCACTCTCCAGCACAGCCAGCACCACAGCCCTAGCCTCCGGAGACGCTTTTCAAGCATTTCAGTATGTTGAGTCTAGAATCTTCACACTAGTTCTTTGTCCGTATATATCATTTGAGCTATAGCTAATTTGAATTCCCTCTTTCACCTCATAACTAGGAAGCAGCGTAGTGCTTCCATAATTTATTTCATATTTATCTTTTTGTATATCTTTCCATGCCTGCTCTATCATTTCTTCTGAAACTGATTTATCTAAAACTCTGAGCATATCTCGGAATACTGGATATAAAGATTCTTCCTCTTCATCTTTATCCTCTATCGAAATAGACATTCCCGCTTCACTATTGATGACTTCAATATATAAATTTTCTGCTTTGATAATCGCCTTCGTTTTTACATTACCTTTTTCTATCTGCGAACGCCTAAAGGGATACTCTGCAATTTCATTATAGTCTGTAATAACCCAGTTTACTTTTGTATCTGACTCAAAGAAAGGCTTCTCTTGAACTTTTGCTTTTACCGACGACGCTGTTGAGGCCACTGATTCTGCCGGTTGGAGTTCACTTGCTCCACAGGCAGTCAGACTCACCGCCACAGCCACTATAATACCAGCACAAATTACTTTTACCGCGCTTTTTCCAAGCATCATTTATTTTTCCCACTTTCCAATACCGCCAAAGCTGCTGCTTTGGCTGCCGCCCTAGCTTCCGGGGTGGCACCTTTATATGCTTTCTCAACATCGGCCCATTCATAACCAAAATCTGTGTTGGAGTCTATTGGTCGAGTGCTTTCGGCCTTGTCACCCATCAATTCTTCTACTGTAACATCAAAATAGTCTGCAAGCTTTCTCAAAGTGCTGTTTCTGGGGATAGCGCCATTCTTCCATCCTGTACAGGATTTAGGATCCAATCCAATGTCCCGCGCCACTTCAGATTTGGACTTTCCAATTTTCTTGCTCAAGGCGTCAAAGTTTTCGTAGAACAAAAATATCGCCTCCATTTTTGTGCATTTCTCCAAAATACTCCACATAATTCCAATTTCATCTTTACTTTGGAGTTTATTGGAGTTATAATTCATTTATCCCAAGCAACTGGTCACCTTCCCCTGCTTGGGGCGTCTCGGAATCAAGCAGGCCTCCTATTGGCGGTGGAATGCTTGTAGACCCCTGCGTGATCTCCTATTTGACAAAAGTACCCTCTGTGAGGGTACACTCGGGCCTTGGCTGTGTCTGCTTGCAGCTTGGGCCGGACTCATTGCCAAGTAGAAAAAATGTAATTTGATAACCGCAATTTCATTTTACACTCTTTCTCTGTGCTTGGCAATGTTTTTGACCCCGATTTGAGAAACATTTTGCACAAGTGAGGTGAGGAAGAACGGTTACTACTCGTCGCAAACTTTTCACAGACACACTTCTCGGCAATCTGCTAGACGCACAAAAAAATATGGCATCCGCCGAAAAGGTAGATGCCAAAGGGCTGATTTTGCTGAGCCGCTTTATTTTACGCATTTTGAAGCAGCTGGGTGACGAAGCCATAGAGTTGGGAGCGGAAGCAGAGGACAAGCGGGGTTAATACCCAGTAAACGATTTGAAGCACTTTGATTGCTATTTTATCTCCGGAGATTCCCAAGAACTCGCACAACTTACTTGGAAGAAAAAACAACAACTGAATCCAGTACAAGGGAGAAAGGCATTCCAACATACTCATTCGGAAATATCCTTTTGCTTGAGTAAAGCTGTTCATCATGTGGCAAACCACATCCTGCCGTTTATTCGCCATATTATCAAAAACATACACCCTTGTTGTCATGACCTTTCCGTACCCGACAGGCTCACAATACGGTACAATCGGCGTCGAAATTTTGGCTTGCTTAAATAATTTTCGAGCAGGCGCAGCATAGAGAGTGAAAACTTCTCCCTTGCCTGTCAAATATGCATTGTACTTTTTCTCATAGTAAACAGCTCGGGCATAACCTGATATGCAAAAAACAGTTCTATAAGCCAAGATTGTACAAAAAGCAATTAAAAACCACTTCATATTTCAATTTCCTCCTGTGTTTTCATTATACCGCAGGAGCAAGATACACACAAGGAGGCAAACCAGATGGATGATAAGAAAAAGCCCAGCCAGAAGCCCGACTGGACATTACATCAAATGCTGATTATTGTGCTTTGCCTGCAAGGTGCAGCAGCATTCTTCCAAAGCGCCGCACTCATTCTGACACTGATAAGGCTCAGCGCAACAGGGCTATAAGCGCAACGAAAAACGACGCCGCGCCAAAAACAGCGGATACAACAGCAACCACGATGGAAATAACGGTTACCCTGTGATTTTTTTGGATTTCAGCAGCTTGCTCTTTCTGGTTTGCTTCCATCATTTCCAGCATTTTACGAATATCTTCCGCCGAACCCATTTGCGCATTTTCAAGCTCTTCACTGCGCTTTTGCCGTTCTCTCACCACAGCTTCTGCTTCGCGCTGCTGTTTAGCCAACTCATCCACAACTTGGTTTAAGTGTCTGGCACTATTCACCCCTGAAAATCTATCCATGATCTCACTCCTTTCTGCTCTTATTCTACCGCAGAAGGAAGCCTGCCACAAGGAGGTAAAAGCTTTGAAATCCACATCCTGGTCTCCCGAATGGAAAGCGGAGGCCGTAAAACAGAAGACCCTCCGCGGCTGGAATTACAGCCAGCTCGCCAAGGCGGCAGGGCTTGGCGTCGGTCAGGTACAGAAGTACATGACCGGCAAATACCACAACGACAATCCCAGAGAGCCAATCGAGCGGGCGCTGGGGATGAGGTGACAGCTATGACGAGAAGCTCTATTTTCTCCTGCTTTATGTCATTTGTCGCAGGCGGGTGCATGGTGGCGCTGGTCATGTTCTGCGCCCGGCATCCCACCCGCGAAATGCTGTTGGGCTGGGCTGCATACCTGCTGCTGGCCTTTGCTCTTGCTTATAAGTTAGGAGGTGCGCTCATCTTATGAACGGCATAATGTTTATTTTCTCCGACCTCTTGCAGCTCACCGGCTGCGACCCGTGGCAGGCCCAGTGCATCGAGACGCTGACGCTGCTCTTCGTCTTCGCGCCCATCGTGGCGGGCCTGCCTCTGGCACTGGTGGAGTGGGACCAGTTCAAACGGGCCGACAACGCCCGGATCCGCGCTGCAAAGCGCCGGCGGATGGAAAGGACGGCACACTGATGAGCACACCCGCAAAAGAACATCACTGCGCCCTCTGCGGCTCGGCCAACGTGGCTCGGGGCCGCAAATACTGCCCGGAATGTCTGAGCGCCGTGCGCAAGACACAGGCCGAGGAGCACAACAAGAAGCTCAAGGCTCAGTATGAGGAAAAGAAAAAGCAGGCCCTGCCGCAAGGCAATAGCCTCCACGATGTCTGTACCCGAGCAGATGCTGCAGGACGCAGCTACGGCCAGCAGGTAGAGTTTGAACGCCGTCAGAAGGAGTTGTTGTTACATGGCAAAAACGACTAGAAACGAAGCGTGGCATGAGGCCTACAAGGCCATCTTCAGCAAGACCGGCTGCCTCCGGCTCACGGTAGACCAGGTATCTGGATATATGGGCGTACCCAAGCGCGACGTCTGCAGGCGCTACCCTGACGGCTGGAACAACAACGGGGCCGGTGATGGCCGTGGCAAGCGCATCCGGCTCGATACACTGCTGGATCAGGAATTTGGAACGTACTAGGGAGGTCTACCATGAAAGAAGCCATGCGTGATAAGGTGTGCCAGCTCATTGGCAAATATCAGGCCGAGGAGGCTTTCCACCGTGAAAAAGCTGGTCCTATCCATTCCTCGAACTGGCCCGGCACAGACGCCGTCAAGGCTGCGTGCTGCCGGGACTTTCTGAAGGACCTCGAGAAACTGCTGGAGGAGAGGTAAACAGCGACACCAATGGCGGCAGGTGAGTAAACAAAAGCCGCTGCCAGCGCAGAAGCGTAAATTCGAAACTGAAAGGAATGAGGATATGGCCGCAACCAAACCCGCAAGCGGTCGGCGTGGGCCGTCCACAAGTGCAAAGAAGGCTTCTGGGGCTGTTTTGCCTCCGCCCATCACTTTTCCCGTGAACAGCCCTGCTCCCCGCCAAATCGAGCCGCAGGAATGCGTGGCCCGCTGCATTGAGGCATCTGCCGACGGCGTGCGCGTCGTCGTGCTTCCCCGGGTGGTCGATGTCCGGCATATGCTGGACAGTGTTTATGGCGTACTGGGCTGGGGGGACACCTACTATCGCTCCGGAAGTTGGTGGAGATGCCAAATCGAGGTACTCTCCCCTGCTACCGGCCAGTATGTCCGCAAGGACGCCGGGCCGCTGAGCCTGCCCACATCCGACCCTGACCGGATGCAGGAGAATACCAGCTTTTTGTGCGCAGCGGCTATGCTGGGCTTTGCCGAGGACGTCATGGAGCTTGGTCCCATCGCTCTCAAGGCCGAGCAGGTGCCGGTGATGAAGAGCGAGAAGGGCAAATTCTACCCTGCCGTGAAGATCTCCGTGGACAAGTTTGCCCGGGCTGAGGATGGGCATATCAGCATGGTGCAGTTTGCCCTCTCGGACGGAAAGAAAGTCTTATGGGACGAAAAAGCATAGTCGGGCGTCTGCCTGTGGTATATGACCCGGCCCGGCGGGGCTTTGCCGTGGAAAACTCTGCGGAATTTGTGAAAACACAGATTCGCCAGAAGCTCGACGAGCTGGCCCATGGGAAGCCCCTGCGGCTGACAGTCACGTTTGAACTGGAGCGCAAGGGCCGCAGCATTAACCAGAACCGTATGATGTGGGCCTTGCTCACCATCATGGCCGACGCCTACAATGCAGGCAGGGCGGGCGGCATCCAGCCGGAGGATTGTTATATCGAGATGCTGGAGGAATACGGCCTCGAATACGACTTTCTGGAGCTTCCGGTGGCTGCTGTGCCTATCCTGCGCAATGCTTACCGGCTGGTACATATCGTAGAACTGCTGGACAACGACCGCTGCACCGTCAAGGCGTCGATGGGTTCCAGCAGCTTCTCCACAGCTCAGATGACCGCCTTTATTGACGGGATCTTCGACCGGCTGGCCGAGATGGGGGTAAATGACCCCAATGTCACGGCCTACTGGCAGGAATGGCAGGAGGTGCCGAGATGAAAACGAAACGTATGAAGAAACTGCTGATGGGCCTTGGCTTGTCTCGCAATCAGGTCAACCGTATGGTAAACACACAGCGCCGTGAAGGCTCAAAGAAAGTGAGCAATGCGCTCTACTGGATCGTTGCTCAGAAGCATATCAACGATTGCGGCCCTGAGCTGCTTCCCTGTTTGAGCAGCCTCGTTTTGAAGTAATGGCCGCGTCAATTATGCAGACCCGGCAGGAGTGCTACATCTGCCGGGCAAAATACAACGTCTCCACCGTGCGCGGCCTTGAGGAACACCATGTGCTCAACGGGCCGCTGCGGCCGATGGCCGAGCGTTATGGGCTCAAAGTCTGGCTTTGCCATCGACACCACAACGAGCCGGGCTACAGCGCCCACTTTGACCACCACTGCCGCCTCTGGCTCAAAAAAGAGGCACAGGCCGCTTTTGAGGCCCGATATGGACACGAGCGCTGGATGGCTGAAACCGGAAAGGATTATTTGAAATGCTCAATGTTGTAGCTATCATGGGGCGGCTCGTAGCCGACCCTGAGCTTAAAATCACCCCGGCGGGCATCAGCGTATGCACCTTCCGCATCGCCTGTGACCGCAATTTTGTGCAGCAGGGCCAGCAGCGGCAGGCCGATTTCATCGACGTCGTTGCATGGCGGCACAATGCAGACTTTCTGTGCAAATACTTTGCCAAGGGCAGCATGGTGGCCGTGCAGGGCCGTCTCCAGACCTGGCAGTATCAGGACAGGAACGGCAGCAACCGTACAGCCGTGGAGGTCGTGGCGGACAGCCTGAGCTTTGCAGGCTCGAACAAGAAGCCCGGCGGGCAGGCCGTGGACGACGGCGGTGAGGAACCGCCCAGCAACAGTCCCGAGACGACATCGGCCTACTCGCAGGGCAGCGCAGAGGACTTCGAGGTCATCGACGACAACGACGATTTGCCATTCTGAGAGGGTGAAGAATCATGACGGTCAAAAAGAAACAGAGTTATATTGTCGTGCTCGACTGGATGGTGGAGAAGTACCACCTCAAGGGCAACGAGCTGCTGGCCTACGCTCTCATCTATGGCTTCAGTCAGGACGAGGAAAGCGAGTATAAGGGCAGCTACTCCTACATCTGCAAGTGGCTCAGCATCGACCGCGCTACAGCGATCCGCATTCTGAACAGGCTGGAATCCAAGGGCCTGCTGACCAAGCGGCAGGAGCTGGTAGGCGGCAAGGCCACCAACCGGTATATCGCCGAGACCCCGGAGGCTGTTGTTCCTGTCCAGACTGACCCGGCGGGACCTGAAAATCGCCCTACTCCTCACCCTCCTGACCCGTCGCAAAATGCGACCGGTGGCGAAATGTCACCCGTGGCAAAGTGCGACCGATACCCGTCGCAAAATGCGACTCAGACCCGTGGCAAAATGCCACCCAGTAATACTATAGGGAAACCTATAGGGGAAATCTATCTATCCGCACGAGGTGCGGACCCCGATGGATCGATGGACTCGCACACCCGGCGGGAGGCTGTGGAAGCGGACTTCCGCCAGCGGCTGGAGATCGATACTCTGGCCCGGAATCCGCGATACGAGCCTATCCAGCTGGAGGAACTGCTGGACAACATCGTGGACATGTACAGCTGTGAGGCACCCATGCAGTACATCGGCCAGCAGATGCAGACTACCAAAGCCATCCGCGCCCGGCTGGATAAGCTGACCAGCCAGAGCGTCGAGTACATCATGGAGAGCCTGAGCAATACCACTCAGCCCATCAAGAATATCCGCGCCTATCTGCGCACCGTCATCCTGAACGCCCCGGGTACCATGGAAAGCTACTATCAGGTGCAGGCCAATGCGGCGGTAGCTGCAAGTTCTCATCCCCCTGCCCCGGCGGGCAGTCTGATGGCGGGTGCGGTGCGGCGCTTCGGGCAGAAGCGGAGGGACGGCGCATGAAGGCCTCTGACGCTCACGTCCAACACTATCCCGAAGATAACCCTTGCAACCGCTGCTCGTTTCTGGCCTGCCGCAACCGCCCGCTCACCTACTTTCGCCAGTGCAGTGCCTGGCGCGAGTGGTTTGCGGACCGCTGGCAGGGCTACCAGATCGCCGCAGAGAAGATAAAAACAAGCAGATAAGCAACAAGGAGGATCACAATGCGCAACATGAGCAAAATCGCCATCATCAACTTGAAGGGAGGCGTCGGCAAGTCGGTCACGGCCTGCAATCTGGCCTGCATCCTCGCCGAAAAGCATTCCCGGCGGGTGCTGGTGATGGATCTGGACAAGCAGGCCAACACCACGAAGTTTTTCCAGTGCTTCGACCCTCGGGGCAAGACCATGGCCTCCGTGCTGACGCTGGACAACAAGCTTGAAGACGTCATCTGTCATCGGGAGAAGTTCAAGGTGGATGTCGCCCCTTCCTGCATGAGCATGAACTTCGCCAACAAGCTGGTCATGCTCGAAGCCGGGCGGCCCCAGCACAACCGCATCGCCAACGCATTGGCACCGCTTGCGGACGCCTACGACTACTGCATCATGGACTGCCCGCCTGACATCGACATTGCCACCATCAACGCACTGGTCTGCGCCGACTGGCTCATCATCCCGATGGACTGCGGCGAATGGGCCATGGACGGCTTGAAAGAAATTCTTGCTCAGGTGCAGGATGTCAAGGAGAACTACAACCCCGGCCTCGAGGTCATGTGTGTGCTACCGACCATGTACCGGCGCACACGGTACGGCGCAAAAGCAATCGACGCTTTGATGGACAGCAAACTCCCGATTTTTTACAGCGAGCGCGGCGGGGTACTGCGCATCAATGCCTGCGCAGCGGTGCAGGAGGCCGTCAGCGAGCATATGCCGCTGTGTAACTACAGCCCCAAGTGCAAGGCGACTGAGCAGTATCTGGAGCTGTCCCGCAAGGTAATCTCCAAGGTGGAGGGATAAACGATGAGCACCAGTTTGATAAGCGACCTTCTGAACATTCAACCTCAGACTTCCACCCCGGCGGGGTCGATGCAGGTGAAGATGCTGCCGTGCGAGTACATCATGCGAAACCCAGATAACAAAATTTATGTCGTGGGCGACATCGACAAGCTCAAGGAAGACATCCGGCTGAACGGCGTACGCCAGCCGCTGGAAGTCATCCGGTGGGCGAACGGTTACAAGCTCATCGGCGGCGAGCGGCGTCTGACCGCCTGCGAGGAACTGGCCAAGGAGGGCGATACCCGCTTTTCTTCCCTGCCCTGCATCATCGTGGAGAGCAAGGGCGAAGTTGACGACAGGATCGCACTCATTACCGCCAACGCCACAGCCCGCGACCTGACCGACGGCGAACGGCTGGCACAGTACGAAGCCCTGAAGGATGCTCTCACCCGGAAAAAGAGAGAGGGCCATCTGGAGGGCAAGGTAAGAGACGAAGTCTGCCGGATACTTGGCCTCAGCACCGGCGCGGCCGCCCGGCTGAATGCCATTTCCGAGAACTGTGATGAAGAGACAAAGCAGTTTCTCCATGACGGCGAAATTTCGCTGATGGATGCCTACCGCAATGCCCAAAACAACATTGAGAAACGCCGCCAGGCTGAGGAAAAAGCAAAAGATCCGGTAACGGTTTCAGAAGGTCCCGAAAATTTTCCATCTGCGCTGTCTTTGGGTGCTGCCACTGCTGCGGAAAAGCCACCTGTGGCATACCAGACAGCGCCGGAGGAGCAAAGCCGTGGGATGGCAGTGGAGAATGCTGCAAGCACACCCGAGCATCCGGCCAATGTCATCACAAAATCTCCTGCAACCTCGAATACATCTGTACTCTCGGGGCCTCGAGGGCTCAACATGCTGATAAAACTGGCGCAGAAAACGCTTGATGAAACTGCCTCATGGGCGTTGTACCTGTGTGAAGTAAAATTTAGAGTCGAGTACTATACCCAGCCTCTGCCCGGCGGGGCCACGCTCTGGATGAGGCTGGACGAAATTGCCAAAGAGAAAAAGCGAGAGCGGTATGCCGACTATGCCATCATCTTGCAGAATGACAGCTTTTTTACTGACGGCTGGGAAAACCGGCAGCGCATACTTGACGATTTGGTACGATGGTTTAGTTTAACTTGATTTTTGAGGAGGGCAAAGGATGACACCGCGAGAATTTCGACAGCTGCATGCAATCCCCTTTGACATCAAAGCCAGAACTCGCCGCATCCAGCAGCTGGAAGCGAAGCAGGCCGAGGGGCCTGAGCTTGTGGCCGATGTAGTGAAATCCTCTTGCGGTGACGGAAATGCCTGTATCCTCGGCCATGCCACTGTGCGTGGGACAGCTGACAGCGTATACGCCCGGCGGGAGAGTGAGATAAAGAAGCTCAAGGCACGCAATGCCGAGCTGGATGCCCTGTATATCGAGGGCCAGCGCATCGTAGAGACCTGCGACGACATCATGCTGCGGGCAGCTATCTCTGACATCTGCATTCTGGGCAAGAAACCGCAGGAGGTAGCTGTAGAACTGATGGAGTTCGGCTGCGATCTGGATGCCGATACCATTCGGCGGAGGGTTGACCGGTGGGTCGAGCAGAATGTGACGTGATGCATAAGACGGCTGATTCCAAATCGGGGTCAGCCGCTTTTATTTTATCCAAAATGTCCGATTTGTCCGAGATTTTCTGATTTGTCCGGATTGTCCGGAAATGGTCGATTTGTCCGAAATGTCCGGATTGTCCGAGAATGGTCGATTTGTCCGGATTGTCCGAAAAAACCATGCTATTATCATACTGCGGGCATCAGCAATCCGCATTGTGAGTTTTCCATCGGCGGGAATCATAGCACAGGTTTCTTGCTACCTGTGCTCAATGGGTCATCTGCGCCGTCCGCTTCAAGCCCCAGCGGCGCATATCATAGTTTTGAGGTGTCCACAGTGGACACCTTTTTCTTCTGCCGTTCGGAAACCCCGGACGGCTTTTTCATACCCCCGGGGTCTGCAAAAGTACCCCCTCCCTCAAAAAGACCTCCCCCCTCCGGGCATGACCCGGCGGGGCAAAGGAAGCCGAAGCTTCGAGGACCACCGCACAGCACGTCAGCAAAAGGAGGCTGCATCCTAATGGCAGGCAGGACACCGCGCCGCAACGAGCGGCCAGACCACGACGGCACACACCGTCTGGCCTTTGAGCGGAACAAAAAGAAGATCTATGCGACGCAGACCGTTTGCGGCATCTGCGGCAAGCCGGTCGATTTCAGCTATAAGTTCCCGCATCCGCTCTCGCCCTGCATCGACCACATCATCCCCGTCGTCAAAGGCGGACACCCCAGCGACCTCGACAACCTTCAGCTCGCGCATTTCTGCTGCAACCGGGCCAAGAGCGACAAGCTGGTGGCCCGCAGCGGAAAGGCTCAGGAGCAGGCTGTCGATTCGCCGCGCGTCCTGCCCCTGTCCCGTGACTGGACGACCTACCGCAGCCGATAGGGGGGATGGCCCCCTCCCCCTGCCCTCGCCGGACTCCCCAGCCGTCACTGGGAATATTTTCTCACGAAAAGGAGGAATCCCCCATGAGCCAGACCCGCGGCATGGCCTATCTCCGCCGCAAGCTGGAGCTGAAGCGCAGCCGGGTGCTTACCCGCTATAAATACTATGAGATGAAGAATGCCGTGAAGGACTTCGGCATGGTCACACCGCCCGAGTTCCGCACCTTCAGCGAGGTGCTGGGCTGGTGCGGCAAGGCTGTGGATTCGCTGGCCGATCGGCTCATTTTCCGGGAGTTCCGGCAGGACAACTTCGACCTGAACAGCATCTATCTCCAGAACAATGCCGACATCCTTTTCGACAGCGCTGTCCTTTCGGCCCTTATCTCGAGCTGTTCGTTCCTGTACATCTGCGCCGGTGAAGACGGCTTTCCCCGCATGTCGGTGCTGGACGGCGGCAACGCCACCGGGATCATCGACGATGTGACCGGTCTGCTGACCGAGGGCTACGCCGTTCTGGAGCGGAACGCCGACAACGGCACGCCCACGCTGGAGGCCTACTTCACAGCTGGCAGCACCTGGTACTACCCCAAGGGCGAAAAGCCTTACTTTGTGACCAACCCTGCCCCCGCGCCGCTGCTGGTACCCATCTGCTACCGCCCGGATGCTGCCCGGCCCTTTGGCCACAGCCGCATCTCCCGGGCCTGCATGGGTCTGCAGCAGGGCGCACTGCGCACTCTCAAGCGCAGCGAGATCAGCGCCGAGTTCTACTCTTTTCCGCAAAAGTACGTTCTGGGGACCTCCGGCGACGCCGACCCGATGGACAAGTGGAAAGCCACCATTTCCTCTCTGCTGGAGATCTCCAAGGACGAGGAGGGCGACCATCCGGTGGTCGGGCAGTTTACTCAGCAAAGCATGAGTCCCTATACCGAGCAGCTGCGCACCTTCGCGGCACTGTTCGCGGGAGAGACCGGCCTGACGCTGGACGATCTGGGGTTTGTCACCGACAATCCCTCCAGCGCAGAGGCCATCAAGTCCAGCCACGAGACGCTGCGTCTGGCCGCCCGCAAGGCACAGCGGACCTTCGGCAGCGGCTTTCTCAATGCCGGTTATCTCGCCGCCTGCCTGCGGGATGATTTTGCCTATCAGCGCCGCCAGCTCTATCTGACCCGCCCCGTCTGGGAGCCGGTCTTTGAGCCGGACGCCGCCACCCTCTCCGGTATCGGCGATGCCGTGGGCAAGGTCAACGCTGTCATCCCCGGCTATTTCGGAAAAGAGAACCTGCGCGACCTGACCGGCGTGCAGGCCGAGGGATGAGCAGATGGACAAGCAGGATATTGCCCCCGCGCTGCTGGGGCGCATCCGGGCCGACTTTCTCCGCCTGCTGAGGAACGCTGCTCCTTCGGCGGCCACTTACCCTGCGGCTCTGGACTACGCTGACCTTGTCGGCGGCGCTCTGGCCGAGGCGTTCCGTCTCCATCTCAGCGCCGACACGCTTCCGGATGGACGGATGTACTGGAACATCGCCGACCGCGTCCTCCGCCCCCTGCTGGAGGAGGACCATGCACTGGTGGCTGACGCCGCTGCTGCCGTACAGCAGCAGCTCAACGAAGCGGCCGGTCTCCGTCTGCTGGCCCAGCGCGTCCCGGTGGATGAGGACCGCATCGACGGCATCCTGAACAAGGTCTGCGCCGCTGAGCACTACGAGGATGTGGCCTACATGCTGGATGAGCCGGTACGGACTTTCTCCCGGATGGCAGTAGACGATACCCTGAAAGCCAACGTGCAGTTTCAGGGTCGGGCCGGTCTGCATCCCCGCGTTGTGCGGCGCACCACCGGGAGCTGCTGCGAATGGTGCAGCAGGCTTGCCGGAAGCTACGACTATCTCCATGTACCTGCCGACGTCTACCGCCGCCATGAGCGCTGCCGCTGCAAGGTCGAGTATGACCCGGGCGATGGCCGCAGGCAGAATGTGTGGGATAAGAAGTGGACGGAGGATCCCGAAGCCCTTCAGGCTCGCAAAGAATTTGCGGAGTCTCCACTTGTCACTAAAGTCCGCTTTCCGAAAGAGGCCTCTCTGCAGAACGTCCTCCCGGAATATCTGCGGGCGGCTGCTCCGGGAGTCGGTTCCATCTCATACGATGCTGGTTACGATATGGTCCGCCATGCAGACGAAGTAAAAACAGCACAATGGCTGCGCGCCCATTTGGGCGGCGACATCGTGCTGTTGAACGAAGCAAATAATTATAAAGCGATGACTCCAGACTACATCTGGAACGACAAGCTCTGGGATTTGAAAACGGTTTCTACAGAAAAGTCCGCAAACAGCGCTGTTCGGCATGGTTTGAAGCAGATCCAGGAGAATCCCGGCGGAATCATCCTGAACTATGAGCAGAATATGATTTCTCTGGAAACGCTGAAAGATGTCCTACGGAAAAGATTGACTGCCAGTGCGACGCAGGATGTAGACATCCTCGTCATCTGCAAAGAGAAATTATTCACTGTTCAGCGATTCACTGCAAAAAAATAGAGGTGTCGAGCCCCCACCATATAGCGGAGGCGCACCTCATAGCTATTATATAGCACATTTTCGTCTTTTCGTCAATATTACATTTTCATTCTCATAAAGGAGGCCCCGCCGTCATGCCCCGAGCGTCAGAAAAGGCCGTCCCGGAAAAGCTGGGCCGCCAGACGCCCACGGCGGCGGTGGTGCTGCCCTACACCACGACCCACGGGCAGGAGGCCATCGACCTCTACAACACCACCGGGCGTACCGCCCAACAGTGGCAGCAGCTCCTGCTCTACGACATCCTCGCCGAAAACGAGGACGGCCTGTGGGTACATACCAAATTCGGCTACAGCGTCCCCCGCCGCAACGGCAAGAATGAGATCGCCGCCATGCGGGAGCTGTACGGTCTCCAGCGGGGCGAGAACATCCTGCACACAGCCCACCGCACGACCACCAGTCATGCCGCGTGGGAGCGCCTGTGCAGCCTGCTGGACAAGGCCAAGATAGAATACAGATCCATTCGTGCCTCTGGCCGGGAGAGCATCCGGTTGAAAAGCGGTGAGGGCCGCATCGAGTTCCGCACCCGTTCCTCCAAGGGCGGTCTGGGCGAGGGCTTCGACCTGCTCATCATCGACGAGGCGCAGGAGTACACCGACGATCAGGAAAGCGCCCTCAAATATGTGGTCACGGACAGCCGCGACCCGCAGACACTCTTCTGCGGCACACCGCCCACGCCGGTCTCCTCCGGCACGGTGTTCCTCAAACTGCGAAACGCGGCCCTGCAGGGCGAAACACAGAACACCGGCTGGGCCGAATGGAGCGTGGAGCAGCAGACCGACCCCCATGATGTGGCTGCATGGTACGAGACGAATCCCAGTCTGGGTACCATCTTTACCGAGCGCAGCATCACCGACGAGATCAGCTCCGACCCCATTGACTTCAACATCCAGCGCCTCGGCCTCTGGCTGCGGTATAACCAGAAATCGGCTATCAGCAAAGCCGAATGGGAGGAGCTGAAGGTCGCCGCCCTGCCCGAGCTGAAGGGCAGGCTTTATGCGGGCATCAAGTTCAGCCCGGACGGGGCCAGTGCAGCGCTCTCCATCGCCGTCCGGACTGCCGACAACAAAATCTTCGTGGAAGCCATCGACTGCCGCCCCACCCGGGCAGGCAGTGGGTGGCTTTTGGATTTTCTGAGCAAGGCCCAGTTCGCCGCTGTAGCGGTGGACGGTGCCAGCGGGCAGCAGCTCCTGGCCGACGCCATGAAAGCCGCCCATCTCAAAGCGCCCGTCCTTCCTACCGTCAAGCAGATCATCACTGCCAACGCCGCCTTTGAGCAGGCACTGTTCGCAAAATCGTTCTGCCACGCCGGGCAGCCAAGCCTTGTGCAGGTGGCTTCCAACTGCGAAAAGCGGGCCATCGGCACCAACGGCGGCTTCGGCTACCGTTCCTTGACCGAGGGAGGCCATATCGAGCTGCTGGACAGCATCATCCTCGCCTGCTGGCAATGCTCCGAGGGCAAGGAGAAACGCCGCCAGCGCACCAGCTATTAACTACGCCGAAGCAGGGCCTCCGCCCTGTTTTTATATGCATCTGTCAGAATGGAGGTTTTCTCATGGCAGAATTTGAACCCATCACCACGCAGGAGGCATTCGACGCCGCCGTTGCCGACCGTCTGGCTCCCTTCGCCGACTACGACGACCTCAAGGCGCAGAATGCCGACTATGCCTCCCGCATCCATGCCTTTGAGATGTCGGAGCTCAAGACCCGCATCGCCCACGAGGTCGGCATCCCCTTCGACCTCTCCCAGCGGCTTACCGGTGAGAACGAGGACGCCATCCGCAAGGATGCCCAGTCTCTCGCCAAGCTGCTCAAGCCCCAGACCCCCAAATCGCCCCCGCGCAGCACCGAGCCCGCAGGCGGCAGCAGCCGCCGCGATGCCCTGCGCGCCTTCACCAACAACCTGATGAGCAAAGGAGAATAACACATGGCAGACATTCTGAGCAAAGGCTCCCTGTTCCCCGAGGAGCTGATCCCCGACTTTATCACGAAGACCACCGGTGCCTCTGCGCTGGCCAAGCTGTGCAGCGCCACCCCCATCCCCTTCAACGGCGTCAAGGAGTTCACCTTCTCCCTCGACAAGGAGGTGGACATCGTGGCAGAGAACGGTGCCAAGACCAAGGGCGGCCTGACCGTTGACCCCATCACCATCGTCCCCATCAAGATCGAGTACGGTGCCCGCATCTCGGACGAGTTTCTCTACGCCTCCGAGGACGCGCAGCTGGACTACATGAGCGCCTTTGCCGACGGCTTCGCCAAGAAGGTCGCCAAGGGCCTCGACCTGATGGCCTTCCACGGCGTCAATCCCCGCACCGGCACGGCCTCCTCCGTCATCGGCACCAATCACTTCGACTCCAAGGTGACGCAGGCTGTGACCATCTCCTCCGGCGACAAGCCCGATGAGAACATTGAGGCCGCCATCGCGCTGGTGCAGGGCGCAGACCGGGACGTCACCGGCATGGTGCTGGCCCCGGCCTTCAAGTCCGCTCTGGCCAAGCAGACCACCGCCGACGGCGCAAAGCTTTACCCCCAGCTGGCATGGGGCGCAAATCCCGGCGAGGTGAACGGCCTGCGGGTGGAGTCCACCTCCAACCTGTCCTCCGGCTCCAGCCTCGACCGCGCCCTTGTGGGCGATTTCGTCAACTGCTTCAAGTGGGGCTATGCCAAGGAGATCCCCATCGAGGTCATCCGCTACGGCAACCCCGACAATGATACTCAGCTGGGCGACCTGAAGGGCCACAATCAGGTCTATCTGCGCGGTGAGGCCTACATCGGCTGGGGCATCCTCGACCCGTCTGCCTTCGCCCACATCAAGGCCGGCGAGTAAGGAGGACATGACCATGCTGTATCGCAACAAAAAGACCGGCGCTGTTATCGAAACGGACTGCCTCATCTCCGGCGGCGACTGGGAACCTGACAGGGCAGATGCCGCGCCGGACGCCACGTCCGAGGCCGACACCGAGGCTGACCCTCCCGCTGCCAAGTCCAAGCGGAAAGGCAGGGCGACGGTATGACCTACGCCACCGTGGACGACATGACCACCCTCTGGAGGCCCATGACGAAGGCAGAGCAGGCCCGCGCCGGCCCTCTGCTGGAGGTCATCTCAGCCAGCCTTGATGTTGAGGCCCGCAAGGTGGGCAAGGATCTGCCCGCACTGGTCGCTTCGGATTCTGCACTGGCTCTGGTGGCCAAGAGCGTCGCGGTCGATGTGGCTGCGCGGGCGCTGATGACCAGCACCGATCAGGAGCCGATGACCCAGCTGACGCAGGCCGCAGGCGGCTATTCCGCCTCCGGCTCCTTTCTCGTTCCCGGCGGCGGCCTGTTCATCAAGAAGTCTGAGCTGGCCCGGCTGGGGCTGCGCCGCCAGCGGATGGGGGTGATCGAGCTGTATGGCAGCTCTGATTAAGGGCATCCCGGTCACGCTTTACGAGCGCACCAAGACTGGTGAGGATGCATTTCACGAACCCGTCTACGCCGAAACGCCGGTCACAGTCGAAAATCTGCTCATTACGCCTGTTGACTCTGCGGCATCGCCCACAGAGCTGCAGCTTTCCGGGCGTCATCTGGTTTATGAGCTTTGCATCCCCAAGGCCGACACTCACAAATGGGAGGGCTGCGCTGTGGAGTTTTTCGGGAAGAGATGGCGCGTCCTGAACGGCGTGCAGCAATACATCACCCAGCTCACGCCTCTGGACTGGGATAAGAAGGTACAGGTGGAGCGGTATGAATGATTTTCACTTTGAGCTCAACCGTGAGGGTGTCCGTACCCTCATGCGTTCCCCTGAGATGCAAGCCGTACTGAAAGACCGAGCTGACACCGTAAAAGGCCGCTGCGGCGACGGGTACGACTCCTATGTGGCACAGACTCGCGCTGTGGCTGTAGTAGAAACTGCAACGCCGGAAGCTTACAATGACAATTCTGCAAACAACACTTTGTTGAAAGCTGTATCTTCCAGCCGTACCGGTGCCGTAGTCCACGAGCATAAGCGCCACCTGAAGGACGGCAGAGTTATCACCGTGAGGAGTTACCAGAGAAAGAAATGATCGAAGAAATCATCCTCAATTATCTGCGGGAAAGCGGTTTCCCCTGCTATCTGTCCGTGCCGGAGGAGCCCTCCGGCAATTTTGTTGTACTGGACAAGACCGGCTCCGACCACGACGAGGGGCTTTTCCACGCCACGCTGGCCGTGCAGTCCTACGGAAAGAGCAAGTTCAGCGCGGCCCAGCTCAACCACCATGTCGTGCAGGCCATGCTGGATGCCGACACCCTGCCCGAGGTGGTCAGCTGCAAGCTGGTCACCGACTACGATTTTCCCGACACCACCCGGAAGCTGCCCCGCTATCAGGCGGTTTTCGAGCTGGTGCATTACTGAGTTTCTGAAAGGAGCTTTTCCTTATGGCAAACGCAAAGAACGTCACCGCCGCAAAGCCCAAGGTCGGCGGCGCGGTCCACCGCGCCCCGCTGGGTACGCCTCTGCCCACCGACGCCAAGAGTGAGCTGGACAAGGCTTTTGAGTCTCTGGGCTACATCTCCAGCGACGGCCTGACCAACTCCAATTCGCCCTCCAGCGAGAACACCACCGCATGGGGCGGCGACACCGTGCTGACCCAGCAGACCGAGAAGCCGGACACCTTCGCCTATACCCTGCTGGAGGCGCTGAACCCGGCCGTGCTCAAGTCGGTGTATGGCGACAAGAACGTCACCGGCACACTGGAGACCGGCATCACCGTCAAGGCCAACAGCGATGAACAGCAGGACTGCTGCTGGGTCATCGACATGGTGATGAAAAACAATGCAGCCAAGCGCATCGTCATCCCGGACGCTGCCGTTTCTGCCGTGGGCGACATCACCTACTCCAACGGCGCGGTGGGCTACAACACCACTCTGACCGCTGTACCTGATGAGCATGGCAACACCCACTATGAGTACATCGTCGCAGCCGGCGCAGAGACGCGGACTGCCAAAGAAGCTAAGGAGGTCAAAGCATGATCACTGCTGAAACCAAGGACGGCTTTGCTGTCGAACTCAGCGAAGAAGCGCTGGACAATGTGGAGCTTCTGGACGCGCTGGCCGCAGTGCAGGACTCCGACGTCCTGTCTCTGGGCCGCACCATCCGCCTGCTGATGGGCAAGGCGCAGGCAAAGAAGCTTTATGACCACCTGCGCACCGAGGACGGCCGCGTGCCGGTCGTTGCCCTGAGCAACGCTCTCGGCGAGCTGATGGAATCCTTCCGTGCCGGAAAAAACTCTTTCTCCTCTCCGGCCTGATCGCATCGGATGAGGGAAAAGACAAGCTTATCTGCGATTTTGCCCAGTATTACCATCTGCTGGACTGGCGCAGCCTGCCGGTGCGGCTGGCGGCCACGCTGGCCGCCGGTCTGCCGCCAGACAGCCGATGCATGATGCATCTGGCCGGGCAGAAGCTGCCGGAAAAGACTCTGATGGATGCCGCCGTGGTGGATGCTCTGCACCGCATCGAATGGCGGCTCATCGGCTGCCCCGGCAGCCGCCCGCCCGACTCCATCCTTGCCGCCCTCACCGATCCCGATACAGGTGACGCCGGCAATGTGCAGAGCTTTGACAGCCCGGAAGATTTTGAGGCGGCACTTGCCGCCATGAAAGGAGGTTGAACATGGCAGACGGCATTGAACTCGGCAAAGCTTATGTCCAGATCGTACCCTCGGCCAAGGGCATCAAGGACAGCATCGTCGAAGAGCTGGGCGGCGAAAGCGCCCGCGCCGGTGAGTCTGCCGGACAGCTCTTCACCGGCAAGCTGGTCGGCACCATCAAAACGGTGCTGGGTACTGCCGCCATTGGGAAGATGATCTCCGACTCGGTCAACGCGGGCGGCGCTCTCCAGCAGAGCCTCGGCGGCATCGAAACGCTGTTCAAGGACAGCGCCGACAAGGTCAAGACCTATGCCGCACAGGCCTACAAGACCGCCGGACTTTCGGCCAACGACTACATGGAGTCCACAACCAGCTTCGCGGCCAGCCTGCTTTCCAGCGTCAGCCAGGACACCGACGCGGCGGCGCAGCTGGCCAACATGGCGATGGTGGATATGTCTGACAACGCAAACAAGATGGGTACCTCGATGCAGGACATCCAGAACGCCTATCAGGGCTTTGCGAAGCAGAACTACACCATGCTCGACAACCTCAAGCTGGGCTACGGCGGTACGCAGGCTGAGATGCAGCGCCTGCTGAAGGACGCCGAGAAGATCTCCGGTGTCCACTACGACCTCGGCAATCTGGCGGATATGTACAGTGCCATCCACATCATCCAGACAGAGCTGGACATCACCGGCACCACGGCCAGGGAAGCCACCACCACCCTGACCGGCTCCTTTGCCTCCATGAAGGCCGCAGCCCAGAATGTTCTGGGACAGATGGCGCTGGGTGAGGACCTTCAGCCCTCGCTGGAGGCCCTTGTTAAGACGGCCTGCACCTATCTGGTGGACAACCTCCTCCCGCTGGTCGTCAATGCGGTCGGCGGCATCCCGGAGGCCATCGCTGCGCTGGCCCCGGCCATCCTTCAGACCGACACCCAGCTGCTGCAGAATCTCACATCCGGGTTTGCCGCAGGCATCCCGGATTTTTTGTCGCAGGCGCTGCCCGCCGTCCTCTCCTTCACCGAAGAGCTGCGGGCGAATTTCGGTGATTTTGTCTCGGCAGGCATCGACCTCATCCTCAGCCTTGCAAACGGGCTGGTGGAGGGCCTGCCGCAGCTCTTCGCCTACATTCCCGATATTGTCATCAATATCGCGGGCCTCATCAACGACAATGCACCGAAAATTTTAGCCGGTGCGGTCGGCCTCATGGTGCAGCTGGGCAAAGGCCTTATCGACAGCATCCCTCTCATCATCCAGAATATGGGCAAGATCGTGGAGGCCATCGTCTCGGTGATCTCCGCCTTCAACTGGCTGAATCTCGGGGCAAACATCCTGAAGGGGCTGGCCAGCGGCATCAAAAGCATGGCGTCGTCTGTGACACAGGCCATGCAGCAGGGCATCTCCGGCGCGATCAGCTGGATAAAATCCCTGCCCGGGCAGGCTGTGCAGTGGGGCAAGAATCTCATTCAGAGCTTTATCAGCGGCCTGAACGGCACCGGCACGGCGGCGACCATCGCCACTGCAGGCATTCAGGTCGCTAAGACTGCTGCACAGCCTGACACCGACTGGTCCCTCAGCGACGACGTGGTGGATAAGGCCGAGGCCAATGCATTCAGGATGCAGAACCTCGCAAAGCAGGTCGAGGACACCATCCCGGCCTACACCAAGTCCGGCGACGCTGCGGCTGCTGCCGCCCAAAAGGCCGGCTCTGCCGCAAAGACTGCCGCCTCGGTGGTGAACTCCTACAGCGACACGGCCTATGAGGTCGTCGGGAACACCAAGCGCACCATCCAGACCATCAACGAGGAGCTGTCCAACGGCACCGCCCAGCAGAAGCAGACCATCACCTCCACCAGCCGCGAGATGGTGGACGGTGTCCTCAAGGACGTCAAGACCGTCGAGACCATCGCGGCGGACGGCAAGCGGACGGTCAACCAGACCATGGAGACCGTGCGAGACGTGGTGAACACCGTGACGGCCACCACCACGGCCCTCGCGGACGGGGTCAAGACCACCACCCAGACCGTGACCAAAACTCTCGCGGACGGCACCACCGAACAGCAGCAGGTCATCACCCAGACGCAGGACAAGGTCATCGATGGGGTGCTCCGCACGGTGGAGACCGTCAAGACCATTGCCGCCGACGGCACCGAGCAGGTGGCCGAGAGCATCAAGGACAGCGCCGCCAAGACACTGGACGGCCTCTGGTCTACCCTCAAAGACCGCGCCAACGAGGGCATCCTCGGCACACTGTGGGAAGCCGTGAAGAGCGGCGACTGGGTGGGCATCGGCAAGTGGGCGGCATCCGCCCTCTACTCGGGCCTGACCGCCGACCAGAAGCAGCAGCTCACCGACTACGCCCTCTCGCTGGTGGACGGCCTGAACGGCGTTCTCGGACAGGGCGCACAGGGGCTGGCGCAGGGCGCGGCTTCTCTGGGACAGCAGCTCTTCGAGGGCATTACCGGCCGCTTTGGCGACGTTGCCTCTCTGGCCGGGCAGCTGAGTGGCACCCTGCAGGACACCTTCGCGGCTCTTAAAGGCCCCCTCGGCACAGCGGCCAAGGCCATCAGCACAGCCCTCTCGGGCAACCTGCTCTCGGCCTTCCCCACCATCTTCGCCGCGATGGGTACCCTCGTCACCACGGTCGGCTCTGCCTTTGTCGCCATGCTGGAGTCCATCGGTGCGGCCATCTCGGCTACCGGCATCGGCCTGCCTGTGGGTGCTATGGTCATCGCTGCAGGCGTCGCTCTGGCTGTGGCCATCGCGGCCATTGCCATGAAGCTGGGGAGCAGCAGCAGATCTTCCGTGAAGACGCCCAACAGCAGCTCCGGCTCCGGCAGCGCCGTCACCGCCCCCAGCTACTCGCTGTGGGACTACGAGAAAGAAACCGCTCGGCCTGAGCGCAAGCCCCGGCCCTCGTATGAGATCAACCAGTATATTTACTCCAAAGCGCAGACAGCGGCTGACCTGATGCGCGAAGCACGATACGAACAGGAAAGGGCGGTGCTTGCCGGTGTTTGATGCCATCTTTACCGCCAGCAGCGGCCAGAGCTTCAGCTTCGGCTACAAGGCAGGCGTGCTCTACAGCATCGACCCCATCGGCGATCTGCCGGTGGAGCTGGAGACCAGTCAGGGCTACCAGCAGGTGGGTGCCACCGTGGAGAGCCGCAGCATCTCCGGCGTGACCCGCACCATTACCGGGCGCATCCTGCGGAATACTGCCTATCTCAAGCGTCAGCTGCGGGATATTTTCACCCCCGGGGCCACCGGGCGGCTGACCGTGGCCGGAAAATACTACTGCGACGCCGAAGTGCAGCGCTGCCCCGCCATCAGTGCCGCAAACCTCTGGCCCACCTTCAGCTTTCAGCTTTACTGCCCGAATCCCTACTGGCGCAGTGTTTCCGAGACCAGCATTTCGCTGTTCTATACGCAGCCTGCGTTCCGGCTGCCCGTCTGCTATAGCACCCACCAGTTCGGCCTGCGCATCCAGTCGGATTTTCTCAAGCTCAGCAACCCCGGCCCGGACACGCAGGATTTTGTGCTGACGCTGACTGCGCAGGGCGTCGTACGAAACCCCGGCGTGCGGGATCTTGCTACCGGAGAGTATCTTCGTTTTCTCACCGAGATGCAGGACGGCGACGTCATTCGGCTCTGGCGGGAGGACGGGCGGCTGCGCATCGAGCAGATCATCGACGGCGAGACCTTCAATGCCTTCGAGCTGTTGGATGAGAGCAGCACCCTCTGGACGCTGCGTCACGGCACACGGGCATGGATACGCACTGCCGACAGCGGCATGACGGCGCTCTATCTGACCCTGAGTTTCAGCGCAGCGTATGCATCTCTTGTAGTGGAGGAAAACTCATGAGCGGCGAAAAAGCATCTGCCCTGACTGCCAGCGGTACAAAGACGATCTTTGTCTATGGCCCCGAGCTGAAGCTTCTGGGGCGAATCGAGAGCTGGGTGTCGCTGGTCTGGCCGGAGCGGTACAACACCTACAAGAACGTGCAGGGGGCGCAGCTGGAGCTTCATGAATCTACCAGCCTGCAGGCCCTCTGCCGCCCCGACCGGTATCTCTGGCTGGCCGGCAGCGAGCACCTCATGCGGATATGCTCCGCCCAGACCTCCGACCACCGCCTTGTGGTCTCTGCCCGCGACGCAGCCTACATCCTCGACGAGCGCAGCAGCCTCCAGACCCTGAAGAATTTTTCGGCAGAGACGACGCTCCGCCAGCTGGTCACGGCCATGGAGCCGTGGCCCGGCGTCGAGCTCGGCGACCTGGCCGAGATCACCGACACCTACACCGGTGAGGCCGCACCCGGCAGTCTGCTGGATGTGGCCGAGCAGGTATGTCAGGAACTGGACATCGGCTTCCGGCTCCGGTTCGACCCGGCAGAGAAAAAGCTGCTGTTCGAGCTGTACCGCCCTCTGCTGGACCGGAACGCCCGCTATGCGCCCCAGTACGGCAACCTTACCGATCTGACCTACACCGAGAGCACGGCCGATTATAAGAATGTGGTGATCGTGGTAGGCGGCGACGCCACCGTCACGGTGGGCGCAGAGAGTGCAGCAGGAATTGCCCGGCGTGAGCTGGTGGTGGATGCCGCCAGCCGCACCAGAAGCAGCAGCCAGACCCAGAGCGACTACCTCGAAAGCCTGAAAGCCCTCGGAACGCAGGAGCTGGCCAAGCACACTCGGCTTGAGAATTTCCGCTTTACCCCTACGGATGAGGTCACGGTGGGCAAAGTCGTCGCCGCGAGCCTGCCGGGTACCGACATTCAGGCCGCCGCCCGCATCACGTCCATCACCCTGACATCCCAGAAGGGCGAGAACAGCGTCTCTACCGAGATCGGAACACCTATCATCAGGAGAAGAACATGAAGCTTGTGACATACCCCCTCGACGGGGTGACTTACAGTGCCGAAGATGTGGCCGCTTATCTATGCACCCGCACCTCCGGCGTCTACTCTCGCGATTCAAACTTTGCTGTGACCGTCAGTGGCCCCCGGGAGATCACCGTCTCCCCCGGTCTCGCGTGGATCAACTACGACGACTTCAAGGGCATCTCTGTCTGCGCCCGGGAGCGCGGCACGCTGACGGTACCCGACGCAGACGATATGCTGCCCCGCATCGACCGGGTAGTGCTCCAGTTTGATGCCAATGCCAATCTGACGGCTCTGAAGCTCAAGCCCGGCACTCCGGAGGCCGAGCCCACTGCCCCGGAGCTGATCCGGACGCACTTCATCTATGAGCTGTGTCTGTGTGAGATCTCCGTTCCGGCCGGCAGTGCAGAGATCACTGCCGCATCCCTCACCGACACCCGCACCGACGAAGCCCTCTGCGGCCTCATGCGGGACGGAGTGACCGGGCTGCCCATGGAGGCGCTGGGCGCACAGGCACTGGCCAAGGCCAAAGAGACCGCCAAGCTTTGCGACAAGCTGCTGGCCAGTTACACCGGCGGCTATCTGGGCATCTGGCCGGTGACCCTGACGGCGGACGGCTGGGCCGAATGTACCGACATGCCCGGCTACGTCTACAAGCAGACGGCAGAGCTGCGGGCGGCGAGAGAGGCAAACGTCCCCTCCGCCGTACCCACCCCGGAGACCTTCACCGTGGCGGTGGCGGCGGGGCTTGCAGGCGTCTGCGAGACCAAGGACGGCAGCATCACGTTTTGGGCCGAGAACGTCCCGGAGGGCGGCATCCAGATGCAGGTGGAGCTGCTGGGACCCTCGGCCTCGACCGCTGACACCGGAGCGGACACCCTGGGCGACACCGTCCTCGAAGACACGACTTTGTAACGGAGGCAAACGAAAAATGAAGTATGTGAAACAGCATTTCGTCACCGGCATGAAAGTCAGCCTGCCCGACGTGCTCAACCGGATGGAGGACGGCATCGCCGCCGCCTGCGCCGCAGCCGTGGAGGGCATCGGCAGCGTGACCACCGGCGACGCCCCGGCGGCCAGCATCCGGGACGGCAAGCTCTGCCTGACTCTGCCGCGCGGCGACCCCGGCCCGCAGGGCGACCCCGGCGAGGGCCTGAGTGACAACGCCAAGGCCCTGCTGCTCTCCCTGTTGGCCGGCACGGCCCTCGACAGGGACGCCGCTCTCGCTGCCCTGCGGGCGGAGTGGGGCCTCGCCGAGCCGGACGACACCACCCCCGAGGCCGCAGACGCGGCAGACGCGGCAGACGCAGCAGAGGAGGCGTGAGTATGGCGCTGGGAAGCGTAAGTATATCCACCTTTATCCCGGGGGAGTTGGAGGATTTAACCGGCACAGTTAGTATTATCCCGTTTACCCGGGCGGAAATCGAGCGGCTAGCAAACAAGAAAGCATACCCGGATGGTAAGCTGGTATGGTCCGCTAACGTCAATGCATCGTCTACTACCAATGTTCCTGATGACGTGGACTATATCACGATTTCAGTTGGCAACTCCCCTGTTAAAGTAGCCCGTGGCGGCTCCGCACAATGGACGAGCAGTGCGTATTATAAGTACTCTCCTAGCGGCTATGTTGCTGTTAATCATACCGCAAAGTTTTCTGACGAAGGAGTTCTTACGCTCTCATGGTCCTGTAGCGTCAATATCAGTAGCGGCGGTACATACCAACTCACAGGCTACCACTACTACTGA